TAATGAGGTATTAGGATGCCTTCAAGACTATGAAAATTGGCTTAATAGCACAGGACCCGCACCTATGACAGGGACTGGAGGTGTTGGCGGTGGGCACTCCGATCAGTATACTGAAAATGCTAGGGTAGCTGCTTTAGGTTTAGCGCGACAACAAGTAGAAGAAGCTACAGAGTTTTCAAATAAATGTAATACTTTAATACAGAATATTGGAGTAATTCTATACGAGCGACAACAAGCTCTTAGCGTCGAGGCAGAGGAAGAAGAGCCTATCTTTAGACTAGTTTTTGGCCCACCCGTTTCCAAGAATGGTTTATTTATTTTATCAGAGGATGGAATGTACTATGACTCCCAGGAAAGGTTATACAACGGAAAACCTATACCGTCTGCTTCTGATGTGGGGTTTGTTTTAGATAGTGAAAAGTGGAAGATGGATCACTTCCCAAACCTGGGGGGAAAGGGAACCTTAGTTTCTACTGATGTATTAAACAAATATGTAGATACTATTTTCGATTTAAATATTATTGATGATTCAGCTAATTTAGACGATTATTACAAGGCTGATCATTTAGTGAATGTTTTACTTGGACAAAAAACAAAGCAGGTAGAACTAATAACTGGGGAAATTACGGAATTGTTAAATGGAGGTTACACGGAAGAATCTGCATTAATAGTGAACCATAGGTTAAATTTGAACTCTATTACTGATGCCTATGACACAAAGATAAAAAAAAGAAAAAAACAAATAGAGGTGGCAGTAAAGGCTCCCGACTTGTTTGGCGCTGAACAAGCGTATGCCGTAGGTGATGTTCCTGTTAATGATTTTTCTTTCTTAAGCTCAATAAGTTTGAGTGTTGCTTTGGATAAACAGCAAAATTTAACTTTTGGTGCAGGTGATGTTGAAGGGGTAGTTCTACCTATTAAGCCTTTATTTGTTACTAATTATGGTGTCACCTCTAGAGTTGTTATTGATCCCATAGTAGTACCTCCTATAGGAAAGGGTTCAGTTGTATTTAGTCCTTCTGTTTCTTCAACTGTCGCCCCTGCTATGTCTTTAACGGATAGCATTGAGAGTTCTGGGTTGTTTGCGATTTATAACTTTTTGAAGCCTGATGTAGTCCCCCCAGACTCGGATCAATATAAGGTGGTGAACTGTGCTGTTTTAGGTACACAGGGTAACTCTCAATTAGTGGGTGATGTTACGACAGCCTTTGCGTCTGGTGTTGGTATACCTTATCTAGGCGGGGTAGCGAGGTGGAAAATTAATAACTTTAAACTAACGAGGGCAGCAAACTATTTAAGGCTACCTCCTACAACTGAGATGCAGAACCTTTTTTACAACCCAAGTGGTTGTAGTATTGATTGTTGGTTGCATATTCCAAATTATGGAGCCTCCGCTACTTCTAACGAAATAGGTAGCACTGCTTTTCGTCCGTGGACAGGAGGCGCGTGGGGAGATTATAATTATTATAAAATTCTATTAGGTAATGAGAATATGGGTGGTGAGTTACCTATTGCCAATGTTAGTGGTTTATATGATTCAGGTGGATCAGAAACTACTAAAGGTTTGCTAATTGGTTTTAGTAGAGATCCTGTTATTTATGAGGATTCTTTTATGATTCCTGGGTCAAATTTAGATCCTGGTGCAAATAACGGGGTGCATGTTTCTGCTACCACCGCATCTAGTTGTTTCTTTATAGCTCCTACAATGTCTATTAATAGTAGCTCTGTTGAGTTTGTCCCAGACAGCGAATGCGCTAACGATAACTTAACTTATAATAAATTAACAATTAGAGATAATTTGAGTGTAGGTGGGAAGAAGTTTACAGATGTTTCAGGTGGCTTTAGTCATTTACATATGTCGTTTGATATTAATAAGAATGAGTGTGTTGTTTATTTAGATGGTGTGATGATGACAACTTCCGCGCTATCTAAAGTTTTAGGTAATAATCCAGGACAACCCCCAAGACTACCCACTTTTATATCTCCACGGGATTCTGATTCTAGCAGTTTCTATTATTCTTCAGATACGGTTAATCAGATTGTAGGTGGTACAGTATTTAATAACGGCCCATTAAATGATACTTATTTCACTCCCTGGATCGTTGGTGGTGGATGGACAGATGGATATCCTATTGATTCAAATAAAGTTGGGGGTTTCATGGGAGTCAGACATGGACTTACAAGCGGCCTAAATGGCTTCGTAGGAAGTTTAAAGTTTTATTCTAGGCCCCTAACTAATAAGGAAGTTCTCCAAAACTACAATGCCCAAAAAGGATTTTATAAAAATATAGCAACATGATTAATAGTACAAATATCTTTGGTGTGCCCCCAACGAAATCAGTTACTGATGAAATAATAAATGCAGTTCCTAGCGACGATATTTTTGGAGTTAGGTATCCTTTATATGATAAAACTAATTCTGGAAAAGGAATTTTTGTTAAGACAAAAGGATTTGAGTTGGTTAAGAGTGAGCTTAGACAATTCATTAAAACGGAACGCGGGGAGCGGGTTATGCTTCCTAACTTTGGATTATCTTTAAAAAGGTTTCTTTTTGAGCCAATAACAGAGGATCTCCTAATTAGTATGAAAAAGGAGATCGTTATGGGGGTAAGTAATTACTTACCTTCTGTTAAAATATTGAGATTAGATATCTTAAAATCAGATAAAGCCCAAGGATTTGGGTTACCGGGCCTAAAAATAAGACTTCTAGTAGCTTCTAGAATATCAGAACAACAAAGCGAGTTATCTATATCATTATGAGTACACCTAATTACAATCTTCCTACAGAAATACCTTTTACAACTGCTTCATCAGACTTCCAAAAATTAATTCAGCAAGGAGCAAATTTTGAAAACAAAGATTCTTTAATAAACTATGCCGCTACGGATTTTGGTAGTTTAAGAGATTCTTTATTTAATTATATGCAAGCTGTATATCCCGAGGATTATCAAAATTTTAGTGAGTCTGATTTTGGTGTAATGTTTGCTGAACTGATTTCGTATATGGGCGCTGTTTTATCGTTTAAAGCAGATGCTTTAGCGAACGAAAACTTCTTACCTACTGCTAGAAGTAGAAGAAATGTCCGAAAGCTACTAGAGCTTATAGGTATACGAATGAAAGGTCCCACCAGCGCGGGGGGAAACGCGAGGATAACACTCGATACAGCATCTACAGATGCAGATCCTATTGTAGAAGCAGAAAGTAGAGTTATTACGCTTTCATCCCCTCAAGATGGTGGTCAGGTAACTTATACGTTATATCCTGTTGTTGCGGGGAAAATACAAAGCTTAGGCAGTAATACCTCAGAGATCACATTAGCTCGCTCTAATTCTGACGGGGAAGAAAATATAGCGTGGAGTAATTTAGCACTATTAGAAGGGTCGTTAGTAGAAGAGATAGGTACCTTTGACACCACTGAAGTATTCAAGACTATTTCTTTAACACAAGGACCCATTATTGAAAATAGTGTTCAAATTTTTGTAGATTCTACTGACGCCTTATCAGGGACATACACACAGGTAGATAATATTTATTCTTCGTCGGGAAATACTAACAAAATTTTTGAAGTTATTTATGATGAAGATTACAATGGTTTGGTTCGTTTCGGTGATGGGAATGTAGGTGCTTCTCCACCAAACTCTTCTTCTTACAGAGTTCTTTATAGAGTTGGTGGAGGCAGTCGAGGCAATCTGTTAGGTTCTGTTATTAATGCCCCACTAACAACTAAAAATGCAGGAGCGGGGACCATAACAAATACAAGTGTAATAACAGGTGGAGTTGACGCGGAAACCGTTGAAAACGCTAAGATAAATGGCCCTTTAGTCTTTAAACAGCAGGATAGGTTAGTTACTTTGGGAGACTTTGTTTCGTTTGTTTCTAGATATAGTAGCCCATCAGGAGGCGTAGCAATAGGAACCGCTTCAACAAGAAAAGCTTACTCCTCTGCAAATATTATTGATTTGTATGTTTTACAAAAGGCGACCGCTACTCAGCTTCAAAAGGCCACATTAGAATATAAAGCAAATCTTCTTTCTGCTATAAAGAATAAGAAAATGCTTACTGATGAAGTTGTTGTTGTTGATGGTCTAATAAGAACATTAGATCTTATAGTTACATTATTCGTTGATTCTTCTTTAAGCGATAAGGAAGAGTCTATAAAACAAGAGGCGTCTAATGTTATAACGGACTTCTTTTCTTACGCTAGATTTGGTTTTGGTGATGCTTTTGTTCCTCAGGAATTAAATAGAAAGATTTTTGATCTTACAAATGTACGTTATTCAACAATTGACAATATTTCTGATGCTATTTCTGTAGACTTTAATGAGGTAGTTCAATTAAATAATGTAACTATAAATGTATCCTTTATCTAATGGCAAAAAAGTATTCAAAATTAAACTTTGTAGATGCAGTCAAGATCATAACTCCAGATTTGTATCTGGAAGATGATCTAGCTTTAAGCGGATCGCAAGTTAAGATTACAGATCTAATCATTAATAGCCATTTAGCATCAATTAATAAAACAGCGCAGACATTAAATATCAGTGCTCTTTCTGACTCAACTACTTTTAGTTCAATAAATACGCCAAGTGGGTTTAGCCAGTACTTTGTAAAACAAAATAAGTTAACAGAGATTACTTCTGATGAGTTTCAACAGAAAATATTAACTCCGTTGGGTTATAAGTATTCGGACTATGGTACTTCGTCTGAATTTCTTACTTTTTTGAGCGGCACTCTTCTCCCTAAAATAACATTAAATTCTAGTTCTTTGCTTTCTGATACGTCCGCAACCTATGCAACAACTGCTTCAGGTACGCATGCTTACCTTATATCAAATCTAAGTTGGTTATATTTTTTAAATACTAGCGGTCCTGTGTCCTCTCCCTCATCATTGGTAGCTAGTTCTATTGTTAAGAACCTTTATAAAAATAAAACGTATTTAATCAATAACGGAATTAAAGATTATCAAGAATATCTTTGGACTAACTTTTCTAATTTTAGTTCTTTAGATGCAAAGATGATCCCTGGGAGTTTTCAGTCAGGAACTGGATCGTATACAAGTGGGACCCAAAATCTTGATAAGCTAAAAACTCTAATTGATGTTATTTATTCCCCACTTTATATTGACAGGGAAGATGAAGTAGTAAAAAATGCAATTGAATCCTATTTAGGCTTTCCATCTACTGAATTACAAAGCACAGAGCCTAAGGGTCCTTTCCATAAATTTTTACGGGGGCTTTCTTACTCTTTAAGAGATATTGATAATCAAGTAGAATCTTTAGAGACTTTAGGATCTATTGAAAATTGTCCTGCCGAATTTCTTCCGTACCTTGCTAATCTATTAGGGTGGAAACTTTATGGAAACAACCCTGCATCCTGGAGGAATCAAATAAGAAATGCTGCATCTCTTTATAGAAAAAAGGGAACCAAACAGGGGTTAATTGATGCACTTGATACTATTATTGTAAATAATCCTATTGATGTTAGTGGAGCGATAACAGAGATGTTTGAGTCTTATATTCCCCAATTGCTTTATTATTTACTGCTAACTGAGACTGATCTGTTCGATCCAAAAACATACAGCATTGATACTGCCATTTCTTATGGTATTGATCCACAAACTTATAGCTCTAATAATAAAGACCAAAATATTAGAGCAGCAGTTGACAGTATTTTAAAAAATGCAGTAGAATCATATCCGTATTTATTCTTTGTAAGAAACGAACCCTTCAGAATCAACATAACTGAAAACGGTCTAGGTTGGTTGGGACCTATTGTTGAATGGGATGGAAATTGGTACACAGGGCAGTTCTATTCTCAACTAAATTCAGAAAAGTTACTCATATTGGGTGATAATAACTTTAAATTTAATTACCGAGGTCGTACTACACCACTACCCCCTTGGGATGAAGAAAAGTTTTATAGAAATTGTGTGGTAACCGAAGATTTGCTTCTCTTCTATAAATCTGAATTAGAGCGGTTTTGTATTGATGTTAATCATACAAACAGTTTCTATAATTATACTAATAATTACATTTTATCTGGGAGTGATCGCACTGATTTATACTTAGAAAACGGGTATGTTTTCTTTACTTCCTCTGTCCAGTTACCGCCAAATTACGCTAGTATTATTGCTAATAAAACCTACCAAGATTACGATGCTTTAAGTTTATGGAATGGGAAGTCCTCAACTTTTGATTTCACAGTTTGTGCGGGGGACTTTTCTAGTATCTTATTTCAAGACTCCTCAGGGCTGTACAGCAATTCAGAAATAATTGATTCTTTATCTATAGTAGATGATTTTGTACCTGCTAAAGCAGTTCCCAGAACAAGAATAATTTTAAAGGCTGATGAGTATGTAAGCGGTCTTGATTATACATGTCCTAGTATTATTGTTCCGCGTAAAGATGCGGGTGAGGTTGGCTCTAGAGGGCAAGATGTTTGTGGGGTCTCAGGAATGCTTAATAACTTTTCTGCGTCAGGTATCTACGATAGAATTACAGGTTTTGCACTAGGGGAAGACAGGTATAGCGGTTTTGATGACTCCCAAAGTGTTTCTGCTCACGCGAAGCTGCCTGTATTTACTAGAGAGCAGGCTAAGTATTCTAATAATATTATAGATTCTGTAGTTAACACTATTGAGATAGTACCCCCTACGGCTACTGCTATTGGACAACCAGTAAAAAGAAAATCTTTAAGAAGAAGAGATTTTCATAACACATTAGAGCAAAAAGGTTGGTTTGGAAGAGATGGTCGTAATATGCCTACTTTCTATAATAATACAAGTTCTATATTAGATTTTCTTCCTTTAGGATGGAACCCATCTTCCTTTGATTTAGCTCCCGCAACCCCAGAAAACCTTAGCGGGGTATACTCAAAAAATTGCGCGGGGTCTGCATCTAATGAGACCTATTTTAATTTAAATGTTAGTAATGCTTTTTTATCAAGAAGCTATGACTCCCTTGCTTTTTCTTCTTGTGATCAGTTTGTTAGAAGAGATACTCTCCCAGAAGAGATTTATACCTTATTTAAAGTTCACGAATTGAAGAAAGAAGGTATTGCTGAGGAGGTTTATGGGATTAACTATGACCTATTTTCAGCTTCTTCTGTTTGGAAAGATTTAAAAAAGTCTTTTGCTAATATGATAGAAGACGTAGGGTTCGATAAATATTTATCCCCTAAGCTAGACAAGAGAGCGTTTAGTCTTAGAAGAGAAAAAAACGCTAATGGGATTAACACAATATATAACACTTATAATAAATATTTCCTTTCTTCGTTTGACGGAAGTTCGTTGCCCGAAAACCAGCTTGATACGGTTAAACAAGGAGGTCCTTCGATTTTATCCCATACATACGGACCCATTTACTTTAATTCTGATTTTTCTATTGATGGTTCAGCGATAGACCCTGAGGTACTTTTACCTGATTCCTCCCCAGCGACAAACCTAATAACTACAAAAATTCAGAATCCTTTTTACATACAATTAAATGTTTCTGGTACCGCACTTCTTGCCTCCGAGGGATTAGGTGTTTCTTCTGTGCAAAATGCAGACACTCCTTACTACGGCAAGCCCGAATTTGCTGCCTCTCATTTCTTGAGTGGTATTTCTTTTATTGATACTTCTTCATCAGATAGATTGAATTTAAGTGCTATAGCTAATGATTTTGCTATATTATATTTTGATCAAGATCAAAAAACTGTGAATTCTAGGTATGATAACCATTTAATAAAGAATCCTTGTGTTTACATGAGAACAAGAGGGGCAGGATTACCTAGAATAAAGTTTGATTTATCAGGACAAACAGAGGGGGAAAAGAATATACTTATCCCTGAGCATGATTTTGAGTTAACTGTTAACTTTTTCACAGGTAAATTAGATTCTTCAATTTTAGGAGGGGGTCGTATTGGTGCGGTTCTTAGGACCAAAGTTGAAAAAACTATAAATGGGGATTCTGTAGTGTTCTTTTGGACCCCTAATGGAGAGTGGAAGATGGAAAAGGTTTCTAATATAACCAATGCCGCCTCAGGTATTTCCAATATACTAAGTAATTATACTCACATATTCTCAGGGAAGGAAGAAAATAACATACAGATTCAAGATAGTCAGTGTGATGTTATTTCAGAAAATAATACACTGCTTAGATATGTAACAAAGGATGATGTACACTCTGTAAAGCTTAAGTTTCACACAAAAAACCAACAAACGACTGTTCCTTTTGAGTATGGAACATATTATAACGCTGACACTTCGCTTTCTAGCATTTATAACGGTCGCCATGTTCAGCTTCATAGATGTAATATGTTTGATTTAGATCAATCACAAGATTATATTTTAGAGCTATTCCAGTACCCTAGTACAAACCCAGAAAAAAGGTTTGTTGTTTTTGATGATATAAGTTTAGTAGACAAAACTCTAAACGAAGCAGCACAGGTACCTTACGAGGCTACCGTACCAGACCTAACTTTACAACGACACGTTTCGGATGATAATGTTAAATTACTTATGCCTGATGGAAGTGTTCTAACATTAGAAGATGAAGAGACTACAGTAGGTAAGGAATTATATAAAGATAGTAATGGCGAAGTCTATACTTATGATAAAGATATTTCTGGTTTAAAAAAGCTAACCTTAATTAAAACAAACGCACCTTTCTCTGTTTTTAAGTCTAGCCTATATAAAGGCATTAAGTTTTATGACAATAGTGGGTTGGAGTATTCAGGTCCTATAAACTTTAACGCAAGTAAGACGCTTTTAAGGCCCGAGAATTTCTCACAGGAGACTGAAACAGATAGGATTTTAACTACATCGGGATCTATAGAAGGAACTAATATAGGGCGTTTAGTAGAAGGTTGTACGCCGATAGAACCTGTTGATTTATTACACTTGTTTAGGTACTTTAATAAACTAGGAAAGTCAGCAACAAGAAAAGGGTTTAATACCCGTGTGTGGAGCGATTCCTCTGCTATACACTGTGCTAGTGGCGGGAGTAGGCTTTCTTATAGAAACCACCCCGATCCTGTAGGCACTGGGGAGGATGGAACTTATGGAAACTATACTCAATTGGAGGTTGATAATTAAATGTTTGGAACCGTAGAAATTTATCAAAATTTTGCAACAGATAACCAGAGATTAGTCCACAAAGAATCCAATTTATGGGTAGATGGCGCTTCTGAGACTTTTTGTAATCTTTTAACAACCCCCTCTTCTATTAATGTAGCTCCCGTTAAAGGTGTTACAGATGCTTCAAACTTTACTATAAAGGCAATATCGTTTGGTAAAAGTTCCGATGCTTATAGAAATAATGGTCATTTTTATCCTCACAGTGCCTCGGATTATACTAGCGTAGGTGCTAAGTATCATTCGTATGTAAGCTCCGTTAAAAGTGATAATAGAGTTCGCGCAGTGTCTCTGGTTAATGAAAATATAGCCTCTACTACATCCTCTTACGATCCCAAAAGAGATCCAGGTCTAGCTCCTAACCCGACAGATAAGCAACTAGAGCCCGACACAAGAACTGCTATAGATGCAGCGTCTGGTCAATATCATCATATGGGGGCTACATTGATGCAAGGTAGAGCCCATGCGGTGGGACACAATTTAAATAGGCTTGGCTCTCAAAGTAATCCAAATCTTCTGTCTTACACTGAAGGTCCTTGGAGTGACCCCCCTTTAGCTTATTGGACTTCCGCTAATATAGCAACTGCTACCTTATCTGGAACGCATTCAGGGCCGTTTTATGGGACTTCCGCATATTATGTTAGTGGTGACCACGGTACCGATGCCAGCTTAAGACAATCAGTTGATTTGTGGAAAACACAGTTTCATAGAAATGTAGATCATACTTTAAGTGTGTATATTAAACAACCAGAATTTGGAAACGAGGCATCCTCTATAGTGCTTAATATACGAGATAAAACTGGAACCGCAGTTGGGCATAGTGCTACTTTTGTACTTTGGGATACTACTACATCAAAGCATG